TCAGTTCAGGTACGTCGCAAACTCCCCTTGATCCATTGCTGGGTCCCTATACTGCGACACTTGACGCGTATAAGGATCGCCGCAACGTCATTGCCGCTTTTGGCCGTCCGATAACGACGATGCCTGAGCCGACACCGCTGAGGTTCAAGATCAAGGAGGTTGTCGATGGTCAACCTCGTTGACACCATTCGCGGAACGCAGCAACAATTCTTCGCCATGTTTGGGAGGGACGCGATCTATCGTCTTGGTCCGCCAAACCAACTGGCTGAAGCGACAATGAAGATGTTCCTTCGGGGATTGAAGGAAGAAGATTTGTTTGCCGGTGCCATGCAGCAAGACCAGGTGGCGATCCTAGACGCGAACATCTGGCTGACCTTTTTCCCCTCGCGCGCGACACCAATGCGGCTAGATCGCGTTGTGACGACCAAAGGGACGTATGCGGTTGAGCAATGGCGTGGCGCTCCAAATGACGATGCGCCTGTCTTCTTCAAGCTTCTCTTGAGGGGAGGACAGCAGTGACTGTTATAGAGATTTTTGAGGCTCAGTGGGAAAATGCGGGGATATCCATACCCTACGTCGAATCAGTCAATAAGGTTGTTCGGACGGACGATCTGCCAGACCAATGGGCTTCGGCAATGGACCAGCCGGATCAGCGAGCGGATGTTACGTTTGGATCAAATCCGTGGGTTGATACAACGGGAACGATCCTCATTGGGCTCTTTACGCGATCTGGAGAGGGACAGGCGGACCTTGATCGAGCAATCCGAGAAGTCCGTAATGCCTTCCATGGTTACGCAAAGGATGGTCTCAGCATATCTGAAGTCGATGGACCGCACGATATTGACCCGCAAGCCGACGGAGAATGGTGGAGACTTGCCTTGACGGCACAGTACACCTATTATGAACGTCGCGATGCGACGGGGCCGGGATTTGGAGACTGGGAAGGCTTCCCGGGAACGCCATGACAGATGCATTCAAAGTTGAAGTGAAGGGTCTCAAAGAGACGCTGAAGAACCTCGACACCCTTGAGGATAAGCTCCGCACGAAGATTGTCCGGAAGGCTTTGAGGGCTGGCAACTTTCGTATGTACGATAAAGCAAGGGCCTCAACCTATACGACGTTTGAACGTCAAACCGGATTGATCCAGCAGAGCATGGGTGTGCGAACCCAAATCAATATCTCGGGAGACTTCTTAGTTTCATTTGTTGTGGCTAATCCTCAGGCGACGATACGCCTGACTAAAAACGCATTCCTGTCTGTGGCGCGTCGGCCACGTGCGGCAGGCAAACTGCCTCCAAAGGCATTCGTGCCTTTCTATTGGAGGTTTTTGGAGCGCGGTACCAATCCTAGAAGTACCAGCTCAGGAGCAAGCAGAGGCTCAGGTCCAGTCAGGTCTTGGCTGGCTCCTGCTTTTGAAACCACCGCTCAAGAGGCGATTGATACGTTCGCCAAGGTGGCGAAAGAAATGACCGATGAGGCCATTGCCTCTATGCCAAAGACAGTTTAGGAGACCAACATGGCTCGTATTTCTTCTCAAGGCGCTATCATCCAGATCGGAGATGAGACTGTTGCGCCTCCTGCAACCCCGCTTGCGATCTCAACGGTCACAAACGCCAAGCCCGCTGAGGCGACGATTGGCGTCACCGGGACGCCGCCAGCTATCGGGGACGTTGTTATCCCTCGAAACACTGGTTGGAATTCAATTGAAGGGAAAGCCTTTCCCGTCGTTGCTGTCGCTGGCCAAGTGGTGACGCTTGGCGATAGCGACACGACTAAAGAGACGACGGTGGTTGGCGTCGATGCGACACTTGAGGTTCAGACGATGTTGGAGCTTTGCCGCTCCACCTTCACTCTGACCGGTCCGGCCGGAGCGACAATCGATGTGACGACGCTTTGCGACGAAGCTCATCGCATCGTCTCTGGTTTGCCCGCGATCAATACTTGGGCGGCCAATGGCTTCTATGATTACCAAGACACCGCCCTGAAGCTCGCGCGCCAATACTACAGGGACGGGGATACTGTCCCCTTCAAGATCACCTTCAAGGATATGTCGGGATTGGTCTTCATGGGAACCGTCAACACCTACGATGTGACGCTCGGCATCAATGCCGCTGTCGGGACGAACATCGCGGGCAACGTCGATGGACAGGTTGCGTTCTTTGAGCCGCCTGTCGTCCCGTAGGATCGTCAATTGGGCCGGAGGATTTATTCCTCCGGCATGATGGAGGGGATAATGGGCATTTCGATTGATACTGATAACGGCCAGAAGATCGCGACCGCGATGAAGGACATACGCAACATTATGGGGAACATGAACCTCATCATGATGCTCGCAGAGGATGGCCCAACATATATCGACGCGATGAAGCTTGCGCTTGTCGCGACTGGGAAACCTCCGACTGATGTTTTTGATCCAGATACTGCTCAGGCACTTTGTGCTGACGCAATCAATCGTCACGGCGATATGATCTGGGTCGAAGAAGTTGCTGCTGCGGGTAAAGATGTTCAAAATGCGGTTGACTATCTAGTCGCCGCACCATAGGAGAGCACGATGGATGAAGGGCAAACCGTTGCTTCGGAGCCGACGGCTCCAAAGATCGAAGTCAACTACTGGAACGACAGACCAGTGTACTATCACGAGATCAGCTATGGCCAAATGCGCAGGATCAGAAAGATTGCGGAGGATAACCGTGAGGATAGCCTCTTGGAAATCCTCATGCTGTCTGCGCACTATGAGGATGGGAAGAAAGTATTCAAGAACCGGGATGAGATTGATTCCGTCCCGGCAAAGAAGTCCATGATGCTTGTCGCGATGGGGGCGGAAGCATTTAGGATCAATACGCCAGAAAGCTTGGACCCTTCCCCCTAACGCCAGAGCAGCTGTTTCTTCACCGACTTGCTTTGGCTTTAGGAATGACGGTGTCCGAATTAGAACGTCGGGCATCGTTGAACGAATTGATTAGGTGGAGACTATTCGACGCTGAATGGCCATTGCCGGACGTTCTGAGCGATATTCATAACGCGATGCGATGCGCTATAGCGGTCAACTCTGTACGATCCGCCGATACCCCAGCGGTTGATACGAATGAGTTTAGGGTATTGAGGGAGAGAGTCAAGCCAAAGGATGAACCGGAAGTGATAGAGGCGCATCGCTTCCGCGCTCAGTTTGGAGGATAGTATGGCCGTTGTTGGCGATGTCATGATCAAAATGTCCGTGGATGTCGCGGACGTTAAAAAGGGCATGAGTGACGTAAAAGATCAGCTTGGTCAAGTCAACAAATCCCTTGATGATTTTAGCAGTGTTGTTAAGAAGGCTTTTGATTTTGCCTCTGTCGCCGCTTGGGTAAAGGTCATCGAAGAAGCCTTCCAAGCGATGGCCGAATATGTGAGGGGCTTGGAGAAGGCATCACTTGAAGTAATCAAAAATGCCGATGCCGTTAAGCTAACGACGGACGCCTATCAAGCGTATGCCGCTGCTGCGCTTCACGCGGGGATCGAAAGCAGCTCATTCTTTTCTACCATTACGAAGTTCAATAGCGTCTTTGATAGTGCCATTCAGGGCAGCTCAAAGGTCATTGATAACTTTAGCAAGTTTGGTATCACTCTCGTTGATCTTGATGGGAACATTAAGAGGCCAAGCGAGACGTTGGCGGAGATGGCGGCAGCCGTCTTACGGATACAAGACCCTGTGGCGCGGGCTAGGGCTGAGTTTGCTTCGTTCGGAGACTATGGGGCCGACCTTGAGAAGAAGCTCACTGCTCTGATTACGCCTGTTACTCAACTTCAAGATCAGTTTAAGAACCAAATCATTCCGGAGGATACTCTCAAATCAATCCAGCAGATGTCGATCAATTCTGAGGAGGCTGGCAAAAAGGTCGATGTCTTTTTCACAGCGATCTGGAACCTTGTCAAATCGTCAACGCTTCAGGCGATGGCTCTCGGTCTGTCGTATATCACGGACAACTTTCGTGCCTTGGGCAAGGCGATTGCCGATTTTGATCTTCCAAAGCTCGCGGCGATCCTCTACAAACTCTCCCCTGCGGGTATGCTCCAGGCAGGCGCTCAGGCTGCCGCTGGTGCGGTATTCGGGGAGACGCTTGATCGTGCGAACAAAGAGCTTGAGTCAGCACAGGCGTCCCTCGACAACTATCTAAAGGTTGTTGGTGATCGAGCAGATAAGGCGACGCTTGATAGTTTCAATCGCAAGGTCGCTGCTGCGAAGGATTATGTCGCGCGGATGCAGCAGATCAATTCTGCCGCCGCTGCGGATGAGGAGGCAAAGGCTAGGACGATCAGACCGGGGCAGCCGGACCCTTATGGCCTCTTTACAACGCTGCCCGATCCAAAGCCTGGCTCGCAACCGTCCGCGACAGATGCTACTGGTAAAGGCGCAAAGGGTGGTGGCGCGGCTCCCCGGGATCGGATTGAAGAGCAAATCAAGCGCCTGACGGAGAGCACGGCTGCCGCGAATAAAGCCATTGCTGATATGGCCAATCAAACGGACCGTCCCCTTGACGAATTGAAGAATGAGGTAGAGCGCCAAAAGAAAATTGACGATATGGTCGCTCAACTGACGAAGTCGCCAGCAGGGGAAGCGCGACGCGCAGAGATTGTTGCGACAGCTACTGCCTATGTTGACGCCAATAACGCACTTCAGCAATATGAGAAGTATTCGCAAGCGGCAGAGAACCGCGATAAGACGGCTGGCGATGGAACAAAGCAACGTGCGCTCGCGGTTAATGAACTCAACAAGGAGATGGCGACTGGACGACTTAGCAATGATGCCTACGCCAAATCGCTTTATGATATCAATCAGCAATATGCCGCCCAACAGGAACAGATTGCCAGGATCAAGGGTGGGATGGATGGTTTTGAGGCCGGTATCGAAAGTGCTGCGAACGCCTATGCGAAGGCGCATGATACTTTCTCGACTGGCCAGCAAGCGTTCACCGGATTGGTAGACGCAATGTCCCAAGGATTGGATGCGTTGGCTGGAAATTCTACAAAGACGTTTGGTCAGATCGCGGCGGACTTCGCCACAATGCTAGCAAAGCTCGCTCTCCAAGCCGCAGCGTCTCAAGTCTTTAAAGCCATCTTCGGAACGCTCACAACGGCGACCGATCCTCTCGCGGGAATTGGAAATGCGGCGGCGCAAGCTGCTGTCACTTCGGCAGGGACCGTTTTGATCCCCAAAGCGTCTGGCGGTCCCGTCTCCCCGGACGGATCATATCTGGTTGGTGAGAATGGCCCGGAGCGTTTCGTCCCTGGTGTCGCAGGAACGATTCAACCAAATGGATCAGGTGGTGGCGATATCACAGTTAACGTCTCGATGGGACAAGTCCAAGGGGCAACGGGCGATCCGTCTCAGGCTCTGGCCTTCGGACGAAAGATGAAGGCTGCGGTGTTGGATATTATTCAGAATGAGCAACGCCCAGGCGGTACACTCTATTCGAGGATGGGATAATGGCGCATAATACTCCATATTGGCCGTGGTGCGCTCAGGCTGGGGCCGCGCGGTCCGCGAACCTTTCTGTTGATCAAACTAACTATGGGGACGGCTACAATCATCGCGCCGTGAGGGGACTCAATCCGGTCCGTCCTTCTTGGACACTTCAATTCCCATTTGTCGGGACGGACGATATCACGGAGATGTACGCATTCCTCAAGGCCAATGCTTGTAACGGATTTTGGTTTACTCCCCCGGATGACATCAATGATGCATTCGTGACGGTCGATACTTGGTCGGCGACGATCTCAGATAAGAACAAGACGCATGGTATCGTCGGTTTGCTCAATGTTACGTTCGCGCAATCCTTTAACCCGCAGCTGTTGAACCCAACGCCATGACTCAACTCTCAACCGACAGTTTGATCGTTCTGTACCAACTCGATACGACCATGCTTGGTGGACAGATGTTCTACTTTTCATCTGCGACCGACTTTGATACTTCAATCTTCTTGGGAGGCCAAGAGTATGTGCCGTTGCCGATGGACGCGCAGGGCTTTGAGATGTCTACCAAAGGCGCACCGGCTCAACCTACTGTAACCATCTCTAACATTTATGGTGCGGGCAATCTCTTGATTGACAGTTACAAAGGATTGGTTGGGGCACTTTTGATCCGTATCATTACCCTGCGGCGTTTCCTTGATGACGGAACGACACCGGACCCTAATGCTTATATCACTAGAGACAAATACGCTGTTGCGCAAAAGACGAGCCATACTGCGCTTGCGATTATCTTCAAACTCGCGACGATACTTGATCAACAAGGCTTGATGATCCCGCGACGAACGATCCTCCGCGATGTTTGCTCTCATCAGTATCGAGTTTGGAACCCTGACATCGGATGGTTTGATTATAGCAAAGCCTCTTGTCCGTATTCCGGCGGTGCCTTCTATGACTACAATAATTATCCAACGGACGCTCCGCATGATCTTTGTTCGCGAAATGTCCAAGGCTGTAAGCTCCGCTTTCCAAATCAGGCCCTGCCTGCGCGCTTCTTCCCGGGAGTAGGAAAGGTGACATGATCTATCCAGTTACTCAACGCCAGCCAATCCCGGTCCGCGCCAAGGAGCCATTGCCGACTCATTTGCCGATCCTGAATGAGAAAACTCCATCGTGTCCGACGTTCCCAGCAGAATGGTCTCAGCAGATCGCCTTTGAGGCTTGGGTTCATTGTAACGAAGTCTATCCCAAAGAGGCTGTCGCAATTGTCAAAGGTGGCGAGTACATCCGACTAGAGAACCTGAGCAAGACGCCTGAGAATGATATTGCGCTTAGTGACGAGCAACTCTTGATGGTGGCCCAAGCCGACATCTTCTTCCATAGCCATCCCGACGGTTTAGCCTGCCCAAGCGAAATGGATATGCGCTATCAACAGCAACTGGGAATCCCGTTCGTCATCATGTGCCTTCCAATATACGATGTCTTCTGCTGGGGAGATATGCTACAGGATGCGCCCATTGAAGGGAGAACCTTTCGACACGGTATTCATGATTGCTGTACGGTGATCCGAGATTGGTACAAAGTCCAGCATGGCGTTACCTTCCCCCACGCGCCCCGGGGATGGTCGTGGTGGAGTAAGACGAAGCAGAACCTGTACCTTGATAATTTCAAAGCATCAGGCTTTGTCCAGATACCGTTTAATGAAGCAACCTTTGGTGATGTCGTTTTGTTTCAGTGGAATTATCGAGTGCCGATGCATGCCGCCCTTATCATCGATCAATTCATGATGCTCCACCACGCAGCTGGGGTACGCGAGCTTGATCGCTCGCGTCTCTCCTGCCAGGTTCCCCGGGGGAGATATAACCAGCACGTGATGGTTACATTGAGGTACGATAAATGATCCGCGACATCTACCTATATGGGGAGGTTGGCCGACGTTTCGGCCGGCATTATCGTTTGGATGTATCCTCACCTCAAGAAACGATCCGGGCGATGTGCGTGCTAAGGCCAGGATTGTATTCTGAATTGCGCAAAGGCGATTGGCGCTTTATCGTCGGTCCGCCTCACATCGATAACTCAATTGAAGCCTCTCAACTTAATATGCGCGTTGGGTCGCAGCCTCTCCATATCGTTCCCGCGACTAGACCGGCAGGCGACGATGGCGTTGGTAAGATTGTCGCTGGCGTTGTGCTCGTTGGCGCGATGGTCGTGACTGCTGGCCTTGCTGCTCCTGCTGGTGCTGCCTTCTTCGGAGCGGCTGCGCTATCGGCGGACGTTGGCGTTGGAATTGGTGTAGGCGCTATTGGTATCTCTTATGGTACGGTCGCAGCCTTAGGTGTCTCGATGGCTTTGACTGGCGTTGCTTCTCTCCTTGCGTCGCATCCGTCTGTTCAGGCCCAGGACGCTCCGACCGCGCGAGCGCCAGCTGGCGATGCGCCGTCATTTCTATTCAATGGCGTCGTGAACAATAGCCAGCAGGGCGCTCCGGTCCCGATTGTTATTGGAACGCATCTAGTCGGCTCAGTTGTCGTTTCATCTGGGCTGAATGCAGAGGATATGTAATGGAAGACTTTATCCAAGTTAGGCGTATTGCTTCCAAAGGCGGAGGCAAGGGAGGCGGTGGGTCCGCGTCACAGCCCACACCTCACACGCCTGTTGACTATCCAAATACCCTTCGGAGCTTCGCAACCGCTCGCATCTTGGAGGTTATCAGTGAGGGTGTTGTCTATGGAATGCACACTACGACCCTAGGGGGACCGTTTTGGAATTCAATCTTCTTGGATGGGACACCTATCGCAGATGCTGCTGGCAATTTTCAATTTGGTATCAAGGATGGCGACTTCAGATATGGCTATCCGTTCCAAGACCCATTGTATGGATACTCCGACGTTGAGTCCGTCTTTTCTGTTGGCGTGCAATGCTTCTCATTTACCCCTGTCGTTCGGAACCTTAGCGGGCCAACGGTCAACGAAGTCAGATACGTTCTACAAATCCCAGCATTGTTCACGAACATGTCTAATGGTGACGTTGTCGCCGCGAGCGTGACCTATGCTTTTGATATTAGCGTTGACGGGGGAACCTGGACCAATGTCGTCACTGAACAGATTTACGGAAAGACAACCTCCCCTTATCAGCGCGCGGTTCGCATTACGTTGCCTCCTGCTACTTCTTCGATTCAGATACGTGTGGAGAATATTCAGCCACCTCCTACATCTGATACGCCGTCCGATTTGTACTGGTCATCTTATACAGAAATTTTTGACGACCTTCTGTCTTATGATGACACTTGCGTTATTTCTATGGCTGTTGACGCTCGGGATTTTCAAAGCGTACCACAACGGGCTTTTCTAATCGATGGCATCATGGTTCAGATACCGACCAACTATAATGGTTTGAACCATGGATACTATGGAGATTGGGATGGATCGTTCTATACGCAATGGACTAACAATCCAGCGTGGATCCTTTATGCGTTATTGACGAATACGCGCTATGGGATCGGGGACGCGATTGATGCATCAATTGTCGACAAATGGGGCTTCTATGAGGCTGCCATATTTTGCGACCAAGGCGTTCCGGATGGAAAGGGAGGGACGGAGGTTCGTTGGACGATCAACACTGTCCTCAATACGCAGCAAGATGCTTGGAGTACTCTCACCGCTGTCGCCTCTGCGATGCTTGCGACGTTGTACTTTGCAAATGGAACGATTCATCTTGTCCAAGACCGACGGCTGACTGATCCTGAGAGGTTGTTCGGACCGGCAGATGTTGTGAGCGGACTATTTGACTATACTGGCGCTGACTATCGCTCGCGCTGGACAGCCGTTGCTGTTACTTGGAACGATCCACTGGACGACTACAAGCCAGCGGTGGAGCTTGTACAAGACCCTCAACTTGTCGCTCAATTCGGCTATCGCCAAGGAAGCATAACTGCCTTTGGCTGTACGTCTAGGGGACAAGCGATCCGCGTTGGACGTTGGCTGATTTATACGAGCCAATTTGAGACTGAGGTTGTCTCGTTTGTCACTGGCCTTGAGAATGCGGACGTTCGCCCCGGGATGCTTATTGCGATTGACGATCCGTCTCGCTCTGGGGCAAGGTTGGCTGGGCGACTTATGGAGGATAATGGTACAGATACGATAACCCTTGACCAAGATGTCGATCCTCTCGCGACCGGTCAATGGTGGGTATTCATTACGATTGGATCGGCGGCTGAAGGCGAAGCTCCATACGTAGTTGAATGCCCCGTCTATCAAATTCTTCCCAACAATCAAATTGTGATTGGTAATAAGCCAGTAGGAATTACGCCAGGCTCTATGTGGCTCGCTCGCGCGGGTCAAGTTGAGCCGACATTGTGGCGCGTCCATACTGTTACAGAACAACAGACTGGCCAATACAAGGTCTTGGCTACTGAGTACCATATTGAGAAATGGGACTACATCGACAATGGTTGGCTGATCCCTCTCCCCCGGTTTAGCCTCATCCCGTCCGGACCGATCCCATCCCCAACCAATCCGAGCAAGGTTGAGTACATCTATCGAGACGGGGCAGGTAAAGTCCAATTTGGCGTCATCATTTCTTGGACCGCTCCAAACGATCCTCGCATTCAATACTATCAAATGGAGATGTCGGGACCGCGCGGCGATTATCATATCTTCAGACAAGTTGTTGGCGTCTCACAAGACGTACCTGATATGTCCCAGGGCGAATGGACGGTTTACATCCGTGCCTTTGACGGAATTGGCAGACGTTCGCCACCGTTGGTCTACATCTTTACTCCGATTGGCTTGACAGCAAGACCTTTGCCTCCCCTACACTTCCATGCTTCGCCGCAATCGGGGAACCTCTTGACGCTCCAATGGACGCCAACAGGCGAGATTGACGTTGACTATTATTGGATCAAATTTACGAAACGAACCATCAATGAGGCCTGGTCGCTCGCGACGACAAGCGTTGCGCGTATCAGCTACAAAACCGTCCAGATCAGCACACCGTTCATTGCTGGGACGTATATGATTAAGTCAATCGACAGTCTTGGACAGGAGAGTGTCGAGTGGGCAGAGGTTGAGGTCATTCCTCAAAGCAATGATGATCACACTGTCCTAGACAATCATGAGGAGCCAGAATGGGATGGAGTTAAGGAAGCATTCACAGTCATCGCGTCCGATAATGAGTTGTCGTTGTGGCCACCCTATCCTGACTATCTCCCCCCAGACCCCAACATTTGGCCCGGTCCCCGGGGGACCGCGATCAATAGTGTGCCGACATGGATGGGGACGTATTACTTTGCGACCGACTTAGACCTTGGCATTCCGACGACAGTTACGATGTCCGCTCACGTTGAGGCTTCGGGACGGTTCCAGGCAACGCCTGTTAATATCGACAGCTGGCCGACGATGGCTGAGATTGATCCGATTGCGGGAACGCCATCACTCGCTTATGCGATGATTAGCTGGGTTCCCCTCGCGTCTGCGAAGCCTCTGGCCGCGTCTAACTCTCCGTATTGGGATGCTTATATCGAGATGCAAACGTCTAGCGATGGCTTGACTTATACAGATTGGGTTCCGCTCAAGTCCGTCGTCATAACGGCGCAAGCCTTTCGTTGGCGGATGATCGGATTGATCTATGATCATCAAACGGAGATCAGGGTGATCGAGGCATCTGCGATTGTCGATATACCTCTGCGCTCCGTGCACGGGGATAACGTGCCGCTAGACGACACAGGTCATCTCACCGTAACCTACGTTGCGCCGTTCCATATTACTCCGACGGTCCAATTGACGGTGCGTGAGGATATTCCTCCCGGGGGAGATATTGTCATACTTGATAGCACGAGGGATTATTTCACGGTCGAATGTAGAGACCATCTTGGCGCCGTCCACGCTGGTGGTACCATCGACTACTTTGTACAAGGATATGGAGGACATAGTTAATGTCTCAATATGACTTTGGGGTAATGGACCCTCACGCTACCAGCGGCATTGAGCTTGCGGATGAATTGACCAAATGGCGAGATGCTGTTGCCTCTTGGCATCGCGGTCCGGTCCGACCGACCTATGTTGTCCCGGGCCAGCAATGGATCGATGATGCAAACGATCCTGTCTGGGGCATCTATTACGTTATCACTGCGGACAATTCGATCCCAGATGTTCTTCTCTATCGTCTTGATATGTCATCTGGGGCGTTTATCCCGGATGCCGCTCCCCCGTCTGGCCCAGCAGGCGGCGATCTAGCGGGGACGTTTCCAAATCCGACGATCAAAGTGGACGTTGCGCTCACCGGTAATCCGACGGCGCCAACGCCAGCAGTTGGGGATAGCGATACCTCGATTGCGACGTCCAAATTCGTTCATGATGCCGTTGCCGCTCTGGCCGGTTCTATCCCCTCAACCTTCCCTCCGAGTGGGGCAGCAGGTGGCGATCTTAGCGGCAGCTATCCAAATCCGACTTTGAAGGCAGACGTTGCCTTACAGGGCAATCCGACCGTTACTGCGCCGCCAGTGGCGGATAATGATACGTCTATCCCGAACACTGCTTGGGTCAATGCTGCGATTGCGGCAGCGTTGGCGTCAGCAGGTTCCTTCATCTCTGGGATGGTTATGGACTTTGCTGGCGCTGCGGCTCCCCCGGGATGGCTTCTTTGCCAAGGTCAGTCTGTGCTACGTGCTGATTACCCAACCTTGTTCACCGCTATTGGTACGACTTACGGCTCGGTCGATGGCACGCACTTCAACGTGCCCGATCTCGGCGGGCGCGTGACGGCGGGGAAAGAAGCAATGGCGACGCGCTTGACCACGGCGGGCGCGGGCATCGACGGCTCGGTGCTGGGCGCGACGGGTGGTGCGCAGACCTACGTCCTGCTCGATACGCAAGTCGCATCGCACGTCCATAGTATGCAGAGCCACGGGCACAGCGTCAGCACGGGCGGCCATGCTCATGGCGTCCTTAGCGGCTACAGCATTCTATTAGCGAACGCCGGAAACACTTGGGGTTACTCGTCTACACCGGGCAATCCCTACCAAAACGGCTACCTCGGCTACACCAGCGGGAGCACTGATGCTGCGGGTGATCTTGGCGGCTCAACCGGCGTTCCTAATACGCCCAACACGGGCGGGTCGGGCAGCGGGTTAGCGCACCAGAACACGCAGCCGACCATCATCATGAACAAGATCATCAAGACATGAGGCCACAATGACCCAACGAGTCGAATTTGAAATCATCAGCGCCCGGCTTGGATTTTTAGAGGGGCGCTTCCGTGTTGGCGACAAGGAGATAATTTGTGCCATCCATTGGAACGGTGAGGACATCGAGCAAGCATTGAAGCGGGCGGCGGAAATGGCTGTGTATACCGCGCGTCTCCCGCCGCGCCCGACACAAGAAATGCTTGATGCGCAAATCGGAAAGATAGGATCGGTTGATGTTGAAGATGAATAATCACGATTGACTTTTCTGCGCCATAATGGAGATGGTCTATGTCTCAATATGATTTCGGTACAATCGACCCATATGTATGGGACGGTGAGCAATTAGCGAACGCGCTCAACAGATGGCGCGATTCATTGTACACGATGCACAGGGGACCTGCCCGTCCCCCTTACGCAGTCGCAGGCATGACGTGGATCAATGACAATGGCGGTCCCGAGAATTGGATCGTCATGATCTATCTAGGTGACCCTGCGGGCGATGTCCCATTTCTTTCTTACAATACGGTGACTGGCGATATCCAAGTTGTCCTAGTCCGCAATCCCGGCAATCCCCCGGGAGCGATCATTCTGTATGGTGGCCTTACTGCGCCTGATGGCTATCTTCTTTGCGATGGGAGCCTTGTTGGGCGAGATGATTATGAGGATTTGTTTACTGCGATTGGAGTGCTCTTCGGTCCTGGTGATGGCACAACGACATTTGCCCTCCCCGACATGCGTGGCCGCGTTGCCGCTGGCCGAGACATCGGAGCGGGGAGACTTACTCAACTCACTGTGGCTCCTGACGGGAACACGATGGGTGGTAGGGGCGGTCAGCAGCAAGAGCAAGTAACTGTTGACATTAACGCTTTGGGTGGTACCGTTGATGTTACAGTTAATGGGGCGAGCTTGTCTGGTCGCGTTAATGGAAATGTGACAACTGACGGATCATTCAACGGTGTGACGACTGGTGATGGCGGAAGTCCCAATTATTCTTATTCCTGGCATCAGCACGTTGTTAGGACGGACGGATTGGGAGTTAGCATTAGCGGTAATGCGTCTGGTGCTGGTAATATCCGAGGGGGAACGGGCTCAGGGTATGGTACGTCGCGCATTGTGACGAATGTTCAGCCAACGTTGCTGCTCGATTATTATATCAAGACCTGAAGCCTTCCCTTGGTAGGTGCATTAGGCGATACTCTTTTTGCTACCCTATACTGAAAGGAAAATGTTATGCCATTGAATCAAAATCAAAAGACGGCTCCAGGCAGCGAGCGCACTTCCCGGTTCTACAGGGGACCAAGGCCAGATACGCGCTCAACTGTTCCAAACGATACTAGTCCATTCGTTTGGCCGCGGAATGGAAATGAGCTTGCTCAAACTCTCCAAGGCTTCGCAGATGAACGCTATGTTGGGATGCTCGATCCGCGAACCGCTGTTGAGCTTGATCGGACGATCACGATCAGTCAGCCCAATGCCGACGGCAGCCCGTGGGGCGTCAATGGCAACTACGCCAAGATCAATTGGGTCGGTCCGGTCGGAGACGACATGCTGATCTATCGCGGGGTCAAAGGCGTCGCCAATCGGAACCTCGTGATTGAGAAGCTCAACCTGTATGGGAACGGCTATGCTGGTGCGCCAGCGGGCGATTGCCTCAAGCTCCTTGCGCCAGAGGGGGACCCAGGCTCAATCTACAAGTTCACTCTGCGTGACATCTATATGAACTATGGTAGACGCGGACTTGTATTTGAGGGTGCGGTGTTCGAAGGGATGGGCGAGAACATTCATTCCGAGAATCATCAAGGTGATGGCATTGCGATGGCCCATACCTATACGCCGGGCGAGCATCAAGGCATCGTCTCCAACATCATGCTGATTCACCCCAACTCCAGTCGCAATATGGGTGCTGGTATCAAATCGGTAAATTCGTCCAACATCTTCATGGGCAGCTTCATTCTCAACGCGGAGGGTGGCGTTGTGGCGCCGGACGGTCTGCGTTATGCCGCCGCCTGTAATGGAGAGAACACGGGTGAGTCCGTCTTTGTCGTCCCATACGCTGGATGGGGATCAGAAGTCTCGTCCAACTCGGGATCGAGCAACGGGCAGACCGTTGCGACAGATTGGTCCAGCGGTCAACCGATTGAGGTCGGCAAGATCGCCCAGTATCTGCTCGACAATCAACAGGGAGACGTTCCCAACCAGATGAACACGATGGCGAGTTATGGTGAGGGTCCGCCATGCGCCGTCCTGAAGCCATACGGTGCGGGAGCGTCCGTCTCTGGGCAGACGACCAATAAGCCACGCGGTCGATGAGACTTGAGACGGTCCTCACAGCTTGCCTACTCGCGTCTCTCTTGTTGTGTCTGTACCTCTTTATAATCTTTGGCTGATCGGCAGCTGGTCCCTTTAGTCAGAGGGGGCTCATCGTTCGCGATCCTCCGTCTCCCCCAGAGCGAGACGCGGACTGATGTGGGGCCAAGCGCGATAGGGAGAGGGACTTGCGTGCCCTCTCCCTTTTTTCTCAACCGCATGGAGGGTATCATGCCCGCAAAGCCTACCGTCTATCTCACTCCAAACTTCACCCTTGCCGAGATGATATATTCGGACACTGCCGTTCGCCAAGGGATCGACAACACGCCCAGCGATGAGATCGTCGCGAACCTAACCATGTTGTGCGACCGACTTGAGATGGTTCGCTCCCTCGCGGGGAACGTCCCTCTGATCGTCTCGTCAGGCTACAGATGTGTTGAGCTCAACAGGGCTATTGGATCATCTGACACGTCTGCGCACGTCCAGGGTCTAGCTTGCGACTTCACCATTCCCGACTATGGCTGGGCCGATGAGGTGTGTCAACTCATCATGGACAATCGGGATATGATCATGTATGATCAAGTCATCTATGAATACGATTCATGGACCCACCTAGGCTTCAGCTTCTCTCCCCCACGCATGATGGCACTCACCATCAACGATAGTGGAACGTCCGAGGGGATCGCCTGAAACGCGCATGTGCGAAATGAGGGGGACTATTTCCCCCTCACCGCGCAATTTTTCTCCCATGCTCCGCGCATCATGTTGTAGTTGTCAACGTCTCTCCATGATGGGGTGGACTTCATGATCGCTTCTGCGTATCGGTCCATGTCTCGCTTCAGCAGGCGACAATCCTCCTGCGTCCAAGTCTCGGCATGTGCTCCTGCCGAGAGAAGAAGAATGGGGGCGATGAGCGCCCCCAAAATCCTAGTACGGATCATCATTGTGATGCCCCGCAGCTAGGCCACGTTCAAACTCGATTGACCTCACACCTGATGGGTATGGGTTCCGACGGTTGCGATGACCGTCCGGATGCTCCGCAGCCCACTGACCCCTACACCATGCGGCGTAAGTCTCGGTGGTGCGATGGTATCGCTTTCCTTGACGCCACAGTGGGTCGTACCACTTGCCGTCTTTCCGACGTTCCATGAACATCACTTCCCTTTCTTCGGCCAAATCCGGATGTAGATGGTAGTATCCTTATTTGGCTTCCAATAAGCAAACTCGCTCCCGTCTCGACAGTGCTGTTCCTCATTAGAGGTATGCGCCTGTGATACGATGAGACTTTAGAAGCTCTGCGTATTCTTCCCGCGTATAGGTGCGCTTTGGCTTCTTCATGATGCCTCCAAAAAAAGAAAGGGAGAGGCTTGCGCCTCTCCCCTCCGTCCGAGATTACTTGATCTCGATTTGCTCGCGATTGGCGAACCAAGTGATGTACTTGGCGGTGCCCTTCGCCTTGAGGTAGTCCTCAGCCTTGATCCCCTTCGGTCCCGCATCCGCGACGATCTTGAGGGAATTGTACCGAGTGGAGCCGCTGACGCGCCTGGACTGATCCAGTGGCGTCCTCAACACCAACGTCTTACCCTGGTAGCGCGTTGACGCGCGGACCGGGGGAGCCTTGGGAGCGGACTTGGTCTTGTCGACCTTGTCCAAGGCTTTCTCTAAAGCCTTCATTCCCTTGGCTGTGGTTGGCGCCTTGGGAGCGTCCCCCTGCGCAGGCGTCTTGCCTGCGGCTTTCTTCTTCTTCGCACTCATGGTGTTTATCCTTTCGTTTCTACACCACATCAACCGTCCGTTCGGACGGCCCAACCAATGGGTTGGAGGATCGGGGGAAGATTGTCCTCCCCCTCACCCACAAACCACCGAATTACGCAACGCGAATTTCCGCGCGGTTCAGGAACCACGGGATGAACTTCCACTGACCGCCCTGAGCGAGAAACGTCTCAGGCGACAGGCCCATCGGGCCAGCCTTCCGAATGAGCTCCAAAGAGAACCAACGCTGGCTCCCCTCGATACGAAACTCGTCAGAGTTCAGGACGTTCGCGAACAGCTTGTTGACCTTGATCATTTTGTGCCTTTCTATTCCAGCATGATTGCTGGGGAGTGCTCCCCCGTCCGCCGAAGCGGACCGGGAAGCGAACCTCAGAAATCACCTTGTGTGCGAATCAATCCCTCCCCGATTTCCTATCGACCACAGGTGGTGTTCGCGATAAAGCGGAGGGACTAAACCGGCGCTAAGGGCATAACAGATCAGGGTGTGGACCCACTGGTTACTGGGCTTGCCTAGCGACGTTTCCGGATGGGCTTGGGGAGCCTGAGGTGCCTTCCGGTATGACCTGATTTCTAAAAAACTCTGATTCCGATTTCTCTCCGTTCCGAGGGGCCGGACCGTCCGTCCCCAGTACAAAGAAGATAGGCCCGCCAAACACAAAAGGAAAGCTCTTTTTATCACTCAGGGATTTCAACGCATTACGAGGTACTCAGTCAGTAATTACTGAGTGTTATTGATTTCCGATTAGCGGAACAAAAGGGCAGTTTTGGGTAGTCCTCCCCCGGGAGAAGGGGGAGCGGACCGGCCGGAAGGCAGGCGTTTGCCCCCGGGAAATCCGCCTGGCATAGCAGGGTCGCGGAGGGGCAAGGTAGGGGTATAGCTTGCAAAATGCCTGCTGTTTCTAGGCACGCCTAGCGTGCGGCGGAACAAAGGGGGAACGGAGGGATCGGGACTTCGCGTGCCTCACGCGAATACCGGAATACCCACTTCCCTTGTAGGGTGAAAGGAGGTATCCTTTCCGACCGGGAGAGTATTGGTTGAGTTTCTCTACCGGCTTGCTCTATGTATCGTTCAGAAACGAAAAGGAAAGCCAATGGCTGCTAAGTATTGGGTGGGGTTCGCTCCACAACACTGCGATGTCTGCGCCAGTGATCGAATGGATACGTTCGTCGATGGCGTAACGCGAATGGGACCTTGGTCGAATATGTGCCTGCGTTGCTTCGCGTCCGTTGGACGCGGGCTGGGTACGGGATTAGGTCAGGAGTACAAGAAGCAGAAGGGATGTGAGTCCCCTCTCTACTGTAAGCTTGATCTAAAGAAAGAGTGTAGCGATGGCTGTGCCCTCGCGAACCTCTGGATGAAGACGGCAGGTTAGAAACGGAAAGGAAAAGTCATGGCTAAAGACAAAGCAAAGGCGGACTTGGTAATCAGCTACACGTACAATCGTGATAGCAAAAACTACTGGGTGTACGGACCGGAAGGGGGAGGGAGCCTCAACACTCTCTACATCTCCAAGGAGAAGTATCCGGATCATCCAGGTCAGCATATGAGCGCAACTCTGACGTTTGAGGAGTAGCGCCATATGATCATAACTCTGAAAAATGGGAAGGTGGTCGCGCGACCGTTTTGCGCGGCTGCCTGCCTGGGAGACGAACCCATCTCAAAAATTGAGATGGAGGCGAGAGATTGGATCATGATCGCAACTCTTGTTCGACTTCACCAACCGACATTCGCAGCTTCGATGGTGAGGTTGTACCGACGAATGGGAGGGGACCTAACATGAGCAGGTTCTGTGCCTTCGTCGTACCCTTTGAGAAGGGACATTATGTACTGTGGGTTGAGTCTCCGACCGGACACTTTATGCTACTATCCGGTAGCTGGACCTACATCGAAACCGCGAGACTGTTTGCGAAGCGATGCGGCTATATCATGATTGATGCCGAGGCAGGTATGGCCATCGTCGACAAACAGCTTGAGAAAATGGCACAAGAAGAAACTGTTGTTGAGTTCCCAAAGAGGATACATTGATGCGTGGTAAGTATTCGATCCGGAAAGACATGAACACCGATGTCGCGCGACGCGACAAGGCGAAGGTCTTTCAGACCGTTGATGATGAGCATATGACGCTCATCTATCAGAAGACAAGGGAACGTGTCTGTGTTGGAGACTTCGTAAGCAACCGCAACTATCAGAATTGCGCGGTTGAGGGCGGCAAGGCTCCGACCTACATCAACTCTCCCGGCAAGGTGTACGTCCGTATCCATACTTGGCGGCAAGAGTTTGATCCTAGCGTATTCGATCTCAAGTGGGTCGCGACAAAGGCGCTCATCTAGCGATGTGGCGCTCCCTGGGATACATCGCCATCGGTGCATGCCTGGGCCTGGCACTCTCCCTCGTCAAATGCGACGAGGGGTTTGCCGGGAGTCCAGATGACACCTTGCCTCTTCCAGCCCGGGCTGTTGATGCCCGGACCATACGTCTTAACCAAACAGTCCTGGTTCGTATCGTGGGCTTGTCCCTCTCCCCGATACCGACAGGGGTTCCTGACAAACAACTCATTGCGCTCGGGACTATCCTCAAGGACAAAGTGTCTTGTCGCTTCTTGCGCGAGCCAGGGGGAGCGTATATCCAAATTAAGACGCCACACGGTCTTGCGTTCTTGGGAGAATGCTCATCGACAAAATACGGTGACATTGCTTCCGCAATCAATGAAAAGAAGGTACGGTAACATTACTAGGGAGAAAGGCAATGAGTGAAGTCCTAGGCATACGACTCACGGGCAAGAATGCCCCTGAGGTAGTGCTATTTGCTACGATGGAAGACGCACGTGGCTTTGGAAACAGCTTCATGCTCTACCCTAGTGCGGAGAGTATCGCCTCAGATATTCGCCGCATGTCTGTCGAAGGCATGTTTGAGGTTTACAATTCCCTCGTGCGGTCCGTCTACAAGTGGCAGTCCACAGAGGAAATCAGCACTCGGATCGAAGCGGCAATCGCGATCTGGAATGCTGCCATCAAGCGATTGCCCGCACTACAACTCAAGGAGCCAGACATGGCGAAGAAAGTCAAGGAAGCTGAAGAAGTCGCGGAGAAGCCCACCAAGAAGGGCAAGTCTTCAGAAGCCAACGGAGAGAATGGAGGCGGCCAGAGGGGACGGCCATCCGAGCACGCAGGCAAGAGGTTCGTCGCCAAGGTCGGTCCTGCTGAGTGCGGACGGAGGGAAGGCTCAAGCCGGTACAATGCCTTCGTGATCATCAGCAATGCCGGCAAGACAGGGATCAAATATGAAGACTACATCGCCAAAGGCGGCGATGGAAAGCTCCTCAGCTGGTTCCTGAGCGGCGACAAAGTCGGAGTGAAGTAGAACCGCGTCAAAGGGGGAAGGCATCCACAGCCTTCCCCTTTTTTGGTTCGGAAAAAAGGTTTTCTTTTCAGGCGGACCGGGCGATAATCGGACGGGGGAATAGTCCCTCAATTGACGGAGGACAAGATGAGCAAGCGAGCAAAGGTGACGAAGGTTGCTGCTAAGACCAGCAAGCCGGTCAAGGGAGTTGAGATGGAGTTTCCTCAGCATGAGTATGGACAGATGATTCCTCCGATGTCTGAGGAGCAATACAACGCTTTGAGAGACGACATTCAGGAGCACGGGCTTAAGGATCGCATCACCCTCTATGAAGGCGCGGTCTTGGAGGGATACCATCGCTACAAAGCCATTGTTGAGCTCGGTCGCCCGCCCGTGAATGGTTCCGGGGTCGAATGGTTTAAGGGAACAAAGAGCCAGGCTCTTCATTTCGTAATCTCCAAGAACCTGAAGCGTCGCCATCTGGAGCCTGCCCAGATCGGAATGATCTTGGCGAAGTTTGAGAAGCATCCTGCGCATGGCATACCAGCCAAAGATCAGTCCCTCCCGGGAGGGACTGCTTCTGCTTCTGAGCTTGCTGAGGAGCACGGCATTGGTCGGGCCACCTTGGAACGGACACGTACTGTCGAAGCCAAGGGGACTGAGGAGCTTAAGCAAGCGGTCTCTGACGGTGAGATCGGAGCGAAGCCTGCTGCTGAGATCGCTCAGTTGTCTCCGAAGGAACAGAAGAAGGCTTTGAAGGAAGCTCGCGCAGATGCAGAAAAGCCCAAGGCTCCCCCGAAGCCTATGAATGAGAAGCCAGCGACGTTTGGCGATCTAGTCTACAGCGCTCATACGTTCGGCAAAGAGATCAGGGACGCAGACCCTCCCGGGAAGAAGGACAGTGTCTGGATGTTCAGGTGCGGACCGGACGATATTCAACGCGCTGTGGAGATCATGACGGCTGGGGGATACGCGATTGAGAGCTTTGTTACGATCACTTTGAAGAACAAGCACGTCGATCCTTTCACCGAGGGGAACAAAGACATCGTTCTGATCGGCACCAAAGGCGATCCTTCGCCCGTGTCGAAGGGACAGAAGTTTCCGACGGTGATCGAAGAGCAGAAGTTCATCGAGCATTTCGGCAACGCTTATCCCAAGGCGGACAAGGTTCGCTTCCATGCTCCGACGATGGGGCCGAATTGGAAGGATTGGAAGGGAGGTGACAAGTAACAACTAGTCAAACAACCGGCTGCGAAAAGAAAGGAACAAATGTTCAAGGTATCATTCTTTGTGGACGACAAGAACCTTGGTGAGGCGTTCAAGCGTCTCACCGGGGTCGCCCTCAATATCGAGCACGCGTTTGTGCCCAATGTCGAGGGACGAAAGAACGGCAAGCTGAGGGTCTCAGCTTCCGATAGCACGGAGTTGCTAGTCAACGAGATGAAGAAGCGTAAGCTCACAGAGCTTACCGCTGGCCCTGCCCGCGAGATTATGGTCGCAATGGGTATGTCTCCAACCTCGTATAGTCACATCCTCAATCAAGCTGTTGAGAGAGGGGCGATGACGAAGCATAAGAAGCCGAAGGGCCACGCCAAGGTCTATCGTTTGATGGGGAGTAAGTAGTATGGCAAAGAAGAAGACATCAAAGCGTCCGAAGCGTAGTGGCTTTAAACTGTACCAGTCCTATCTCTTCAGAGACAAGGACCCAGCCATCGATGAGTTCAGAACGGTGGCCCAAGACCACTTCGGAAAACGTAACCTCAATCATGAGGACTACGATGACATCCACGAGAAAGGCGGACCGTCGGGCAGCTGCGTCAAGGCCTGGTTTGAGGGCAAGACGAAGCGTCCGCAGAACGCTACCCTAGAGGCAGCAGGACGCGCGCTGGGTATGCGTCGTGTCTGGGTTGAGGATAAGGGCAACGTCGTTTCTCTTCACAAGAAGCGGATCGCGTAATGTCTAGAGACATTTGGTTAAACATCTTGTCTTGGTGGGTCCTTACTGCCGGGTTGGTTGGCTTCCAGCTACACTGCTATCTCGCCGAGCCCACTGACTTGGATGAAGACCTAGACTCATTCGACTGAACAGTAACCCTGAGGAGTCCATCATGCGTATTGTAGTGAGCACCGACCGTCCCGTTGCCCCAGTGTCAATGGACGCGGTGAGCATCAATGTCCTCCCCCGATTGGAGGGGCGCAAGCGGTGGACCCCTCAGGGTCTTCAATTCGAGGCAACGACGCACAACCTCAATCTCTTCAAAGGGCTTGGGTTTGAAATCTTCGACAACCGAGAACCTGAGGGGGAGGAAGCTCCCATAGCCTACACTGTCCCATATGAGCCTAGGCGCAAGCCGAAGAAGAAGCAATGGGAGGGTCTCAAGAAGTCTCTAAAGCAGCAACACTTTGCTTTCTTCATGGACGTTGGGACAGGGAAGTCCTACATGTTCATCTATCTGATGGGGCTTCGATACGTCAACAAGCTCATTACGGGAGCGGTAATCATCTCTCCCAAAGGCGTCAACTACCAATGGATCCACGAGCAAATTCCGGAGCACATGTCGAAGAAAGTCAAATGGTACGGGACCGTTTGGCGAAAGAATGAGAGCGTTGCGCGAGAGTTGGCCGAACCTCGCCCCGGGAGATTGGACATCCTTTCGATCCACATTGATGCGCTTGATACCAAGAAGGGCTTTGCCGCCGTCACTGCCTTCATCGACAAGCACAAGGGCAAGGTGATGTGCGGCATCGACGAAGCGGACCTGATTAAAAACTACAAGGCCGGACGGACGGTCGCTGCGATGGAGTTTAGAGACGATTGCCGCTTCCGCGTTGAGATGACTGGCTCCCCCGTTCCCAGCAAGCTCCAAGACCTATGGAGCGAATTGCGCTGGTTGAACCCAGACATCCTCGGGATCGAATACGTCACCACCTTCAGACGCGAGTTTTGTATCATGGGTGGCTTTATGAACCGGGATGTCGTTGGCTATCGCGACACAGAGCGGTTCCATCGAGCGATCCAACCTCATATCTTCTCAGTGACCCGTGAAGAGATGGGTGTCCTTCCCCCGGAGTATCATCGCTGGAAGTTTGAGTTGGGTCCGAAGCAACGCGTGCTCTATGACAAGATCAAGAAGGAATTGGAGATTGATCTAAAGGATCGGAGTTGGTCGCGCAATTCGCGGATCGGCAATAAGCTCATGGCCATGCAGCAAATATGCTCTGGCTTCACCGTCGATGACGATGGCAAGACGCACGACATCGGAGAGAACCCAAGGGCTGAGAACCTTGAGCAATTGATCGAAGCCAAGAAGCCAGAGAAGGCTCTCATCTGGGCGCGCTTCCATTATGACCTAGACCGCATCCGTGAGATCGTCGGTAATGAGGGTGTAGAGTATTCTGGTCGCGTTGACGATGACGAGAGAGAGAAGCGCAAGCAAGCGTGGCTTGATCCAGACTCAGGCATTCGTTTCTTCTATGGGACGCCAGGGTCAGGGGGAGTAGGTCTCAACCTACAGGGTAAATGTCGACATGGCTTCTACTACACAAACTCTTACAAGGCACGTGAGCGTTGGCAATCGGAGGGACGGATCAGTCGAATGGGGCAGCTGGGGCCTGCCGAGTTTACTGATCTGATAGCGAACAAAACGAAGGACACTGGCATCCTCGCCAATCTCCGTCGGAAGAAGAACATTCAGGACTTAGCAATCAAGGAGATGAAGAAGGTAGTCAGCGGTGAGGGGTATGAGGACTTTGACTTTGCACAATAGAAAGGGAAGGGCTATGTCTATCAACGAGACAGGAATTAGATTCACGCCCATTGAGGAGGCAATCTTCAGTGCGGTTGACAAAATGATCGGGAAGAAGAAGGGAGAGCACATCATCCCAGTAGAAGAAATCACAGCGGCTATCGTCACCGATCTAGACCGAACAGATGAAGCCTTCTATTGGAGGAACAAGTCGATGATCGCGAACGTCCGACACCTAGCTGTTAAGACGCAAATGGCGGGACCGTTCATCTTCGTTCGCGATGCGCCAATCAAAAGGGGGAGGCCAGTCACGAATGGGATGGGAAACAAGGCTGCGTATATCGTAACACGGCGCAAACAGTAGTGGGGCTTTTCTTTCCATTGCCAGGGGAGGATACTTCCTTGTGGGCTAGAGGTCAACAGGATGGTCCTGTTGCGACCAGTCCCGCAGGAGAGTACAGATGGCCAAGACCACAACGCGCAACGCGCCTGCCGAGCGTCCGAAGGCACCGCCCCGGGAAGCTCGCTCAAACCTCCCCTCCGCAGACCTGCTGGATGACTTTGAGCGGAGTGCTGGTGTCGGATTTGAGAACGTTGGGGCGCGCGACGTTCTTATTCCCCGTCTCGCAATCATGCAGACCCTCAGCCCTCAACTCAAGAGGAACAAGCCTCAGTATATCGAGGGAGCCAAAGAGGGGGACATTGCGGACGTTGGCCTCAAGGACATCATCGGCGACAAGCTCCACTTTCTACTGGCCCATTACAACAAGGTCTGGATCGAGTGGGCGCCGCGCGACGCTGGGCGAGGGATCGTTAAGATCCATCAGACGGATGACATCCTCGCAGAGTGCGGCATGGATGATCGCAAGCGCCCCATAACTCAAGATGGGAACCTAGTCCAAGAGACGGCGCAATTCTTCGGCTTCAATCTGGATCGAGAGATGAGGATGAGTTTCCTCCCCATGTCATCGACACAGTTGAAGATCGCTCGCCATTGGATGACCCTCGGCACTGGTGAGAAGCTCCCCGGCAG